TGTTATCTTATAAAACTCATTTATAATATTATAAAACTTTTCGTTAAATTTTTTATTAACGGTTTGTATTCTTGCTGTATTATCTTTGTGTGTTATGCCTGGTACTTTATCAGTTTTAACTTTACATATTCTACTCATATAAGGACTAGGTAATCTTGTATCAAAATATTCTTTATAGTGTTCTTCTAAAACAGCAGGTGCAAAAGGTCTAAAGTCTTCTCTCATTTTTACAGTATGATTAATAATATCTTTTATATTAGGATTACGTGGGTCTGCAAGTATTGATCTATTACCCAATGCACGATTGCCACTTTCTGATTTGCCTTGAAACCAACCTACTATTTTACCATCAGCAATGGCCTGTGCAACTTCTCTATAATTTACTTCTTCTATTCCATTATAATCATATTCTTTACCAGCAAATGTTTCTGATATGTGTACGTTATTATTCAATGTATAATCAGCGTGTTGATATGTGCCAATTGATTGTCCTTCATCACCAACAGCTGGTGGTACAAATACATTTTCATAATGTTTGGTAAATTCTTCATTCATATAGCCATTGTAAGCAACACCACCTGCAATACATAAGTTGTTACAACTCTTTAATGGATAAACGTGTTCTTTTATTTTGTCTATTGTAAATTTTTGTAGAGTGTGGGCTAAATCATGCAATCCATAATTGTCTATACTTATATAAGAAAAATCTTGTTTTTTTTCAGTAATACGGCCGTTTAATATTATTTGAAAAATATTGTAGTAGTATTGACTAAATTTACCATATGCAACTAGTCCCATTAGTTTACTTGCACCTAGTGTGCCAAAGCCTGTAAAGTTGGACATATGATTCCATAACCAACCAATAGGTAATTTATCAGACAAGTCTATCAAATTTTGGTCTTTATCAAAAAAGACACATCTATATTTTGATCCTATGCCGTCAATTGCTAGTATATCTGATTTTTCAAAACCTGAATTGATAAAGGCATAAGTGGCATGAGATTGATGATGATCTATAAAATATAATCCATCTTTGTAATAATAATCCCAAAGTTTTTTTGGTTCATATTTGAATACATCTTGCGGTAACATATCTTTACACATTCTGACACCACCATAGGTGTATGTAAATGCTAATACATCATCTTTTTTTTTAAAATATTCTTTTACAAACTCCTCATTTAAACGATAGTCTGCAGGATTTAAAATATCTGATTGATGAGCATAAGCCTCAGTGTGATAAGGTAAATTATGTTTAAATCTTGTAAATCTTTCTCTTTGATTATGAAATATACCATCATAGGTGTTATGGTCGTGTAAGTTGAGTGCTACAGAATATATTTTAGTCATTTAATACCTTTGCATATTTCCTCATAGGAAAATGTCCTTTTGGTTGTACCCATTCGGTACAAGTTTTACAGTAGTTTTCGTATTTAAATAATTTAAAGTTCATCATCTTGTCAATATTTTCTTGTGTTAGATCAAATGTTTTAGATAGTTCAGTATTGTTAGCAAACTTTTTACTACAATGTACAATATGTTTTTTTTCAAAATCAATGACTGGTACCATAGGAAAGGCCGCACACATTTTTCTATCTATTTCAGCTGCTTGTATCACATCTGTAAACTCTTTTGATCTACCATTAAATGCTTTCCACATTGTATTCTTGTGGTCTAGTTTTTTAATTACATCTAAATGATTTTCTCTATACTTGTAGAAGTTAGGTGTTCTTACAACAACATTATAATTGTTAAAATCATTTTCAGGTATGTAATCAAAGTTACCTAATTTTGTTACTTCATTTTCATACCAATCTAGTATATTATGTTCAACATAAAGTATATCTTTATCTTCAAGTATATGTGGATATCTTTTACGAACAAATGAGTTAGATAATACTGAACATACAAAGTTAGGATATTTTTTTATTTCATTTATTACCTCATCTAAGTTTTTAATAAGGCCAGGTTCACCACCTAATAGACATATTCTAATTTTATAATTTCTTAAATAATGTAATGTTTGTTTTAAAAATTGAATATCAACCGTAAGATTACGCATTTCTAATGTGTAACTGGTACAATAATGACAATTCTTATTACATGACATTGATAAGAAAAAGTCTATTGCTAAATAATCCTGTTGTATTTCTTCTAGTGTTTTCATTAATGTCTTATTATTGTTTCAATTTTATTGTATTGATTTATTTCTTCTTCTTTTGTTTTTTTATATGTTAACACACCTTTACTACAAAATTTATAACATACAGGTGGAGCATCTTTGGGATTATTTCTTAACATATTATAAAAATCTGTCCATTCTTTACTTTTAAAAATATCTTCTACTTTTTCATTGTTTTGTAATTTTAAATGTTCTTTAAATAAACTTTTTACCCAAGGTTGATTTCTATATAATTCATCATCAACCCAGCAACAAGGTGTAAAATATCCCATACTTGATAAGGTAAGTTCTTGGTTTTCAAAAATACATTTAGGCTTTAGTTCATTTTTATTCTTATCGGGAAAAGTAAGTTCAGATTTATATTTTTTAAGTTTGTCATTCATACGTAAAATCACCTTTACTTTTTTTACTTCTCTGTGAATATAATACAATCATATCTATTTTTAAGAGTTTTGAATATTTTTTACAATCTTTTAAATACTTTTCGTTATAATCAAAAACAATATATTGCCAATACACTTTTAGTCCCATTTCTTTTGCCATTATCATCATTTCAAATAGAAATTCACCATTCTGATTTTTTCTATACTTATGACTTAAATGTGGAGGACCATCTATACCAAATGTCCAACTAGCATTTGGGTTTGCTGAGAAAGCCTTTTTGTACCAATCTTCTTTTCTACCTGAAGCTGCTGTTAAAATTCTTGTATCAACTTCGTTTTTTTTACACATCTTTAACATTTCTATTAGATCCTTATTAAATATAGGATCAGACAATTGACCACCAAATGTAATTCCACCTTTAAAGAAATCTAAACATTTTTTAAAATCTTTTAGGGACAAATCAATACCAGGAACTATTTTGGTATTGTTTAAATCAAAGTATGTAACTCTTTTACAAAGAGGACATTCTAATGTACATCTAGGACTATTTTCTATATTGAGTCTTATATTTGCAAAATTCATTTTATTTTATTGTAAAATTTATTAAAGGCTATCTTTAACTTTTGTTTGTTGTTAAAACTTACATCTTCAATATAATCTGGCAACTGATAAGACTTTTCTATAATATAATCATAGATATCCTCAGTTGTTTCATTAATTAAATTTTTATCAAATAAATCTTCACCTAATACTCTTTTCATATTGTTTACAAATTTATTATTTTTGTGTTCTAATGTAATAATAATTACATTAATTATTTTATCTATTTCTGATTGTGTCATATATGGATGAATAGGTAAAGTTAGTATTGTGTCGCAAACTATTTTACTACCATAAGTTTTATCTTTTCTATATTCAATGTTTTTATACATAATATTTTCTGATAATGGTTTATCATAATGTATTTTTGCGTTTAGAATATTTTTTAATTCATCTCTATCTTCTTTGTTTTGTAATCTAATAACATATTTGTGATAGTTATGATCAAGGCCGTTTGTTGTGGGTTGTATAGTAACATAATCTTTTAATTGTTCATCATATTGTTTTGCTATTTCTTGTCTTTTAGATTGCCATTCTTTCATTTTGTTTAATCTAAAGTTTATAAACTCAGCGTTCATTAACAACATTTTAGAGTTATAACCTAATATTTCATTATTGCCGTGTCTTCTTAATTTTTTAAATATCTCTGCTTTATCTTTATCATCTGTAAGTATAGCGCCGCCTCCTGCAATCCCAGCAACAACTTTGTTTGCGTTAAAACTTAACGTTGATATATCACCTATTGATCCTGCTTTGACACCATTAAGACTTGCGCCTAACGACTGAGCTGCGTCTTCTATAAATGTAATATTTTTTTCTTTACAAAAATCTATTATCTCTTTTGTATCTGACATATTACCAAATAGATGTGGATAAACTATTGCTTTGACTTTATCCGAATACATACGTTTAATACTATCTAATGACATATGATATGACGATATGTCAATTTCACAAAATACAGGTGTTGCACCGACCATAGATATACAAGACGCAGTAGAAATCCAAGAAAAATTAGTTGTCAATACCTCATCGCCTTCTTTTATATCTAAACTTCTTAAAGCAAAGTGTAATGCGTCTGTTCCATTACTACAGGCTACAACATATTTTCTACCTGTGAACAATTTAAGTTTATCTTCTAAAAACTCAACGTTACCTTCTTGTTCTTTTTGCATTGACTTATCAAAAAGTTCTAGGTATTCGTCTTTATGTTTTAAATATTCTCTATTCCAACCTGTCATGTATAAACTCCGTTATTGCTTTTTGACCTTTTGCTGTAGGATGAGCATCATGTTTAGATATTACCATGCCATCTAACGGTTGATGGTTTGCATCTCTTAATACTTTATACTCAACGTGAAAACCTCCAAATTTAAAAAATATTGGCCAACCTATAAAGTTTTTAGTATTAATATGATCTTCATAGTTAAATACCATGTTTGTTAAGATTTTTTCATCTTTATTTTTATCACCTGGATAAATATGTCTTTCTATAAAATTAGGATCTGGATTTAATTTATTTTTATATACCTCATGGTCGTTTTGATGTAAACCGTTTAACCATCCTTGAAAAGGTGAAATCATTTGAAATTGTTTATACGGTAAATTATATCTTTCACATAATACTTGAAAACTATACCAATATCTCATAGTTCTTTTTGTCCAATAGAATACATCACCCTTTGTATCCACTCTACTGTTTTTCCAATATAGATTTTTTGATTCTTGCCAACTTCTTCTTTGACATTGAGACCAAGCTGCTATTACTAATCCTATTTGTTCTTTGTCAATGTTTTGTAAAGTATCAACTAATGCTTCATAGATATAATCATTACCTGCACCAGATTTTGCTATGTTAATACATTCCATATTTAACTTGTCGGCTAAGAGTTCAGGCCATTTAGGCCAAGATGTGTCTAATTCTGGATGAATCATTGTAGAGAAGTTTTTGTCACTAAAACTATCACCACTAACTAATAATATTTTTTTCATATTCTTTTAATTAAATCAACTAAAATATTTATATTGTCTTTATAAATCTGTTTCGTAGGCACAGGTCTGTTCCAATAAACCATACCACCGTCTTTCATACTTTTATCTCTTAAATAATCTACTTTTTTACCTAACCATTTAAACTCTACAAATAATCTAGGTGCTGGGTCAAAATTAGGTTTTGTATAAACATATGTTTCAAATTTTCCTAATATATTTTTAATAGGTACGAATAGATTATTTAACTTAGGATTAATCCACTTTTCATTGTAAGTTACAATACCGTGATTTGGATATTTGTCTATGTGTTTTTCTATTTCTCTATAGTATATTTCATTTGTACCTAAAAACAGATACTTAAATTGTATATCTGATTTAACTGGTTTGTAAATACTAAAGTTTATTATTTTTTCAAATTGTTCTCCTATGCCATTAGGATAAACATCATAATCGCATAAGTCGTATATCTTTTTTGGTTTAAAATAATCTACGGCGTTTGAATATTCTTTAGGATGATTTTCTGAATATACAGATATGAGGTTACCACTAAACAACAAATGTAAAGTAAGTAATTGATCATTTGTGTATGAGCTTTTGTTCAAGTATGCTAGTGTCAACATACTTCTTCCTAGTATTAATGTTATATCGTTTGATGAAGGTGTATAAAAGTTAAATACCACATTTTCGTATTTTATATAACATTCATTAATAGCATTAATATAGTCTTGTTGACTAAATTTGTGATGTGTCAAAATTACTAGTTGACTTTTAATGCCAATTGAGTTAAGATAGCAACAGTGTTCATAACTATAATGAAAGAGACCATCACCAGGCTTACTTGTACACACTATATTTACAATTTTCATATATATATTATAACACATTTTGATAAATTTGTCAATATTTATCGTCTAAATAAGTATATGAAATTCTATATTACTGGTACTCGTAGAGGCCTTGGTAAAGTATTAAATGAAAAATATGATACAGTTGATGACTTAAATAATTGTGATATATTCATTAATTGTAAGCATGATGGTTTTCAACAAGTAGAATTGCTTTATAAGGCTGCAAAACTTCATAAAAAAATAATCAATATAGGGTCTGCAGGAAGTGATTGGATAAAAGGTCACAAAGAAATGTATAGATATGGTATTGAAAAGAAAACACTAAGAGATGTAAATGAACAACTTTATTATGAAGGTGTTGACACTTGTATAATTAACTTTGGTTATTTTGACTCACCAAGAAGTGCTAATATAGACAGTAAAAAAATGTCTATTGATTATTGTATTTCAATTATAGATTGGGTGTTAAATCAACCACATAGAGTCAAAGAGATAACTGTATGTCCTTAGATATAGAAAAAATAAAAAGTGAACTAAAGCTATTACCTAAGTTTGATGAACAAATTTGTCTTCAAGGTACCAAAGATAATTTAGATCCATTTTGGGGTGTGGGTAAATGGAATGAAAAATATGAAATGGGATATAAAGAAACAGATTTTAGCACATTTATTTTTGATCTGCCTTATATTAACAGTATTTTATCAGATTTAAAAATGTATCGTACCAGAGTAATGAATTTAAAACCTAAAACATGTTATACTTATCATAAAGATTTATCAAAAAGAATACACATACCTATTGAAACAAATGAAAGTTGTTTTATAATTATAGATAAACAAATTTTTCATTATCCTGCAGATGGTAATTATCATGTAGTTGATACAACAAAAAATCACACAGCATTAAACGCCTCCATGCTGGATAGAATACATATAGTAGGGGTTATATAAATAGTATTATGAGTTATACATTTAGAAACGTTTATCAAAAACCAAACGAAGGTGTTGAAATTAACTTTTGGAACAATGACATATTAGCTTTGATTGATAGTTATTTTGACCAAGGTAAAATAACACAAAAACCTGTTAAAACTGTTGATGGTTTAGTAGAAACTTGGACAACAGTCTTTGTAGATCAAGCTGCCTATCAGGAATTTATAAATGAACCAGTTAATACACAAAACGGTCAAAATTTAGAAAACTTTTGTTCTGAAAATTCAGTATCTTATAGTTTAGAGGGTCAATAGAATATAATGGATTGGTTATTTGCTATTTTTATAGGTGTCATTTGGTCCGAAATAATTTCACACTTAGGTGCTAGTATTTTATTACATAGACATTATTGTCACAATCAGTTTAAAGTTCCTGTATGGTTTGAAGTGTTAGGTCTTTCAATGCTGATGATTGCATGTATAAGAACACCCATTGGTTGGATTGCAAGCCATCGTATTCATCACAAACATTCAGATGGTCCAGAAGACCCTCATGCATCTAAGTATGTAGGTTTTTGGAAAGTATTATTTACAACATGGGATATAAAAAATATACCAAGTAAATATGCTAGAGATTTGTATAAAAATCCTAGACTAGTTTTTTGCCACAAATACTGGTTACATATTTTAATTTCAGTAAATATAATTAGTTTTTTAATTAGTCCGTACTTTTGGATAGCATTTTGTGTTGTACCATTTGTATTTGCTAAAATAGGATTTGGTTTATTAAATACAGTAGGTCATAGAACTCCAGGTGGTGCAAATGTACCATGGTTAAACTTTTTTATTGCAGGTGAAGGATATCATAGAAATCACCATGACAATTTTAAAAGAATACGATTACACAAATACGATACAGGTGGTTGGTTAGCAGAGAAGTTATTTAAGTAATATATATTATATTGATTTTTAAATTATGAATACGACAGCAGTATCTTTTAGTTATAGTGAAAGCTCTATGAGTTATAGAGGTCTATTATTAATGGACCACTACATCAAATTTTCAAACATCATTAAATTGGATTTACCTATTTGCAATTCAAATAGACCAGACGGTATTATTCCTAAAGAGGTAGAAGCTATAGACAATATATTAAGTAAAAGTGATAAATTAGTTTTTTCTATACCTGAATACACTGGTCATTATTGTGTAGGTTTTAAAAATCTTATGGACTGGTTAGTTGTAAAGGCATATTATAATGCAGATTTAGGTCAACAGTATTCAATATCAAATAAAGAAATATATGTTATATCATTTACACCTGTTAAAAAAGGTGCTGGCGATAGACATTTTGATATGACAAAAGAGTTGTTAGAAAAGTTAGGTGGTAACGTAAAAAAAATGTTTGTAAAACATGATTGTTGGGAAAAGTTAGTACCAGATAATTACAAGTTTGTCGAAAGTGAGAGTAAAGAAATAATTAACAAAAACATGCTAGATCAAGTAAGTGATTGGCAGAAAAAATATAATGAATGGGATAGTAAATGGAAAAAATAAGTAGTAAAGGTCTTTACATTTTAAAAGATAAAAAAATTGTACCCTATGAAATAGACGATAAATTAAAAATTATATTATGTGGTATTCCTGGTGCATTTACAAACACTTGTACAAATAAACATCTTCCAGGGTTTGCAGAAAAATTAGATAAGTTAAAATTATTTGGTGTAGATAAAGTAATATTTGTAAGTGTTAATGACGCATATGTCATGGATGTTTGGAATAAACAACATGGTCATTCTGAAATAGATAGTGTATCTGATCCATTGGCAGTGTTTACAAAACATCTTAAAAAAGATGTTGATTGGGGAGACAGTTTTGGTGTAAGAAGTGAACGATATGCTTTGTTAGTTGAAAATGGAAGTATAACAAAAGAATTTGAGGACCCATTTATAGATGGTGTTTTATATAAACTATGATACAAGGTGTAGCTGAATACATAAACGTAGCAACTGATACAGAATTACTTTTGTCTTTGTACAATAAAGTTAAAAGTAATGTTAACAATACATTTGGTAAAACACCATTTGTAAGTTATTCACTTGAAGATAATAAAACAGGTAAACCTACGGGATATGAACAAGTATTTAATCCTATATTATCTAAACATAGAAAAGTACATCCACATTATCAATTTCGTTCAACAGGTTTCAATACAGCTGATAGTACAGAAAAAGATGTATTTGCTCATACAGATATAGATTTAGATACTGAACACCCTAATGGTTATAACATTGTTATACCTGTGTTTGGTAAATCTCGTATTGATTATTTTGAAACAAAAGATGAAGAAGTTTATTTGCCTGAAAAAAACGCACATGGTCATGCATACTACCATGAGTTTAAAGCACAAAAAGAAATGGGTCAATACACACCCGAGTTTGAAAAGTTTTTAAGTGATAGAAAAATAGGTGAAATAGTTTTAGAAAATAGACCAGTGTTAATTAGAACTGATATTATGCATAGAGTAGTTATTACAGAAGCACCTAGATGTGCTTGGGTAACAAGATGGAATAACATACCTAAGATATTAGACTATAAAGATTTTAAAGAAATGGTAGAAAATATATTATGATATACCCTAAAAAAATAGATAAACAAATAAAAGATATGATTAATGAAGAATTACTTGATGTTGCAAAAAATGTACATCAACAAGGTGTAGCTGTATTCTATAATCAACAATTAAATGAAAAAGAATATATTGATACAATGAAAAGATTTGGTGAGTGTGAGGCTCCTAACTTGTTTATGAATCCAAAAGATTATCCAGAAATCTTTTTAGTTACAGGTAAAAAAGTTGATGGTAAAAAAATAGGTATGTTTGGAGATACAGAATTAGGTTGGCATTCAAATGGAAATTCTAGGCATTTGATAGACAAAATTTTAATTGCCTTGTATTGTGTAAAAGAAGATATTAATACAACTTTAAGTGTCTGTAACACTCAACAACCATTTTATGATATGTCAGATGATGAAAAGAATTATTGGAGATCAATTACAATAAGATTAAAATTTAAAAACAATACAATATACAATTTAGAGGATGACGATCCCGAATTAGAATTTATGAGTAAAAACAAAGGAAGTATTCGTAAACTAGTTGATAAACATCCCCATACAGGCTTAGAATATTTTTATTTTCCGTATCATTTTATAACAAAAGCGTGGGAAGGTAAAAAACAAATAGACGCTGAAGAAATGATTAATAAATTAAAACCTAAAATATTTAAATCACAATATCAATATCATCACATTTTTAAAGAGGGTGACTTGTTATTAATGGATCAATTTACAAGTTTACACCGTAGAACACCTGTGATGGATAACAATAGACTATTATGGAGGATTGCAAGTGACTTTAAACAAATCTATACCTTGGCCTAATATCACAACTAAAACTGGTGAAATACCTATGAAAAGACAGTATGGTTTAAGAGATATGTCATACTTAGATACTTTAGAAGCAAAACCTATATTTGAAAAACAAGCAGAAATAATTATAAAAAATAATTATAAAGGTATTGTTGATATTGGTTGCAGACATGGACCTATCAATGATTTTTTACGTGAAAAAAATTATAAAGATTATCGTTACTACGGTTTTGATACATCGCCAGAGCCTATAGAGTTTGCTCAAAAAAGATGGATTAATGAAAACAACATTGAGTACGAAGTAAGAGATTGGGCAAATCTAAAATCAGTAGATTACAAAGTAGATTGTATTATTTTTAGTGGTGTTTTGTTATATGAAGAAAATCATTATAAAATGTTTACTGATATAATGAATTACTATCAATGTAAAAATGCTGTAATACAAGAACCGTATCACACACAAAAATACTATGAAGAAAAATTAAAGTTAAAAACAATTACAAACAATATGCAACAATATAAATTTAAAGAACAATATATTGTTGAGGCAGAAATATTTTGTGGTCGAAGACTTATTGCTCATGTATGATAGTAAAAAGATATTCAGAAAATCCTAATAAGTATTGGCCTTTAATTGAGAGATTTAGATTACAAACTTTTAATGAAGGCAATAATAGTATAACTTATAAAAAATATAATCCTGATAATCCTAATATAGAAACGTGGATGTGTTTTAAAGATGATAAGTTAATATCAATATCAGCTGCTGAAAGTTCACACTATACAAACGATCCAACTGTAGCAGTGCGAGTTTGTCGTTATCATATCTTAAAAGAATATAGACATACTCATTGTGGATTAATTATGGCTGAACACCAGATAAAGTGGGCAAGAGAAAAAGGATTTAAGATACTTTACATTACACATGACATTAAAAATAGAGCAATAAATAATCTATATCAAAGAAAAAGAAAGATGACTGATACTGCATTTAAAAAATTTATAAATGGAGAGTGGTACAAAAATTTAAAATTAGAAACAAAGTTTTTGTTTAAAACAGGTACAATGTTACAGTATGTTTATAGTATTAGATTACAAGGTGACTACAACTGGCAACCTAAATCTAATTTTATAATAGAAAGAGAACACAATGGAGAAATTATCGAAACACAATCTACCAACAATAGCTAATTTAAATTTAAATATTAATTTAGCACAGTTAAGAAAGTCAACTGATTTAATAGCAGATACGTTTGTTGACGTTAGGTCTGCCAATCCAATGTTATGTATGAACCATGAAGATTTGGTAAAAAGTGTATATGATAATTTTGAACAAATAAATTTAACAACACCTAGTGAAATTTTATCTCATACAACAAGTATAAAAGAAAGATTAAAAAGAAAAGAAGAACATTTATATAATGTGCCAACTGAAATTTATAAAGGTAGTTATTTTGAAAATATTGTATCTCAATGTAAAGCGCCTGCAAGTAGAATAAGAATAACAAAATTAGCGCCTGGTAAAATGATACCTTGGCATGTTGATTATGATGTAAGTTATGGTGTTAGATGTATAGTGCCTATATATGGTGACAATAATGTAATTAATTTATTTAAAAGAAATGATAAGATTGAAGCGTATAACCTTGAAGATGGACAAGCATATTTTTTAAATATAGGTTATAAACATGCTGTTGTAAATATGAGTAAAAAACCTAGAATAGCTTTAATGTTTACTTTAGACGGTACAGACGACTTACTGAATATATGAAGGAAAAATTAAAAGATAATCGTTGGGTAGACGTACCAACATTTAAAGAAGTAAAAGATATAATAAGTCAACAACTAATTTCAGATACTTATTATAAAAGAGGTAGTGGTCATGCAACAAATGATTTAAATAAGGTAGAAGAATTACATAGAAAATGGGTAAGTGAAATAATAGATTTATCAGATTTCAATTATTGTTATTTTACAAATGGTACAACAGATGCTATTCATCATTGGGTAATGACAGAAAAAAGAGAGTGGCAAAAACTTTGTTACGGTGAATATGAATATGCTGACATTATAAGTAGACCTAGTATTGTAACTTGTGATGTGCCGGGTCAATATATGAATGAGGAAACTGGAAGAGCAGCATTGAAAGGCAAAATAGATAATAATAAACCTCTGTATATATCAATACCCTCAGCTGCTGATGGAAATTATTTTGATCCAGGTAAAATTGAAGCACCTGTAATTTTAGATTGTACTTATGTAGGTTCAACAAATATTCAAAGAATAAATCTACCAAAAAATACTGAACAAGTTTTTTTTAGTTTTTCTAAAGGATTTGGTCTTATAGGTCAACGACTTGGATTAGTATATACAAAAGAACCACATTCTACACTTGATAGATTAAAAAGATTTGAGAATTGGAATTATAATGGCGTTAAAACTATAGAATTAATAATAAGTAATTTTAAAGTTGATGAAATGTGGAATAAGTATAGAGAAAAACAAGTACAAATTTGTAATGAATATAACTTTAAACCGTCTGATTGTTTTTATTTAGCAACCACTAGAGATGAGTATTATGCTGAAAGACGTAGAATGAAATGGAATGATACAGCAAGAATTTGTATAACACCATTGTTAGAAAATTTATGAGTAAACAAATAATAAATTATACAGATAAAGAGTTAACAGAATTAGTTTATAAAATTGTTAATGAAGGCTCTGTTGTTTTACATGAACAAGATTTAACAAGACAGCAACTTGCTCAAGTTTGTGCAAGAATAGGTGAGGTAGAAGAATTGGACTACTTTATGAATCCAAAAGACTCACCACAAATAAGTATTGTGTCAGGTGCTGTTATTAATGGCAAACCGATTGGTATGTTTGGTCCAACAGAACTAGAATGGCATGCAAATGGTACTGGAAGATATAACTTTAAAGAAATTTGTGTAGGATTATATTGTGTTGAAGAATGTATAGATACTGTTCTTTCAATTGTAAATCAACAATATGCTTTTGAAAATTTATCTGAAGAAGATAAAAATTATTATAGAAGTATAGATATAAATCTTAATAATGAAGGTGATCGAGCACGAATATGGAGAGATGATGGTGTCTATTCTAAAGCATACAAAAATGTTGGTGAACAAAACTTTAGAACAGGACAAAAACATTATAAAGAAGAAATAGATAGACGACCTTTAGTTGCAAAACATCCTGTAAACGGCAAAGAATATTTGTATCCTATGTTTATCTATCTATATAAAGCATGGTATAGAGATGGTAAAGAAATAGAAGATTTTGATACATTTTATAATAAATTATGGAATGATGTAACAAGATCAAAATACATGATACACCATGTGTTTAGAAAGGGTGATTTATTGTTTATGGATCAACTAATTACAAGTCATAGAAGATCAGCCGTAAAAAATAAAGACAGGCAGTTATGGAGAACAGCATTTGATTATTCAAAATCAATTGAAAATTACAAACCTATAATTTTTGACAAACTTAAATAATGTATTATAAGTAGTACTATGGCAGCAGTAGCAAATTTAACGATAGATCAAGGTGATTCTTTTAGTTCATCTGTAACAGTATGAATATCAATAGTAAAGAGAAATTAGTTATAACAGCAAATAATGAATTAAAACGTGTTAAACAAGACTATGAAATAGTAAATGGTCAGTTAGTTTTTAAACAAGCACCTGAACCAAATGCTAAAATAACTGTTATAAAAAAAGTAGAAGAAAAGATAAATAAAACTTATATAAATAAGAATATATCATAGCATATAAAATGCTTTGTAATGAAACAGATTATGAAAATTGATGGTTTGAATAAACAACTTTTCTTTTTAATGGCCTTACCACGTTCTGGTAATACCTTATTTGGTTCTTTAATGAATCAAAATCCCGACATTGGTGTAACCGCAAACTCTATTACTTTAGAGATAATGAAAGATGTTTTTTTGCTAAAAAAAACTGATGTATTTCAAAACTATCCTGACCATCAATCATTAGACAATGTATTAGATAATGTTTATAAAAATTATTATCAAAACTGGCCATACAAATATATTATTGATAGAGGACCTGTATTTACTCCTAGCAATCATTTACTTGTTGAAAAACATCTAAAACAACCAATTAAATGTATTATTATATGGAGAGATTTATTAGATGTATTTGCGTCTTATATTAAATGGTTTGAAAATGAGCCATCTGCGTTCCCGAATAAATTTGGTAAAAGAAACATTGAAGAAAAATTATGGATGCTAATGAATACCGAAGGTGCAATTGCAAAAGAATTAATTGCTATACAAAATGCGTTACAACCTGAAAATAGGTCAAAATGTCATTTTTTAAAATATAATGATTTGGTAACTAATCCTGAAAATGAAATTAGAAAAATATATTCATTTTTAGAAATACCCTACTTTAATCACAATTATAAATCCTTAAATCAGTTTAGTGTCAATGGTTTAAGTTATGATGATAATATTGTTGGAAATAAAATGCACACTATAAAAACTGAAATTAAAAAGGAAGATAATCCTTATAAATCAATGATACCTGAAAGTATCAGAAAGGCCTATGGTCATATTGTATTATGAAGTTTGAATGTATAAATCTAGGACAATCTATAATGAAATATCAAGTGCCATATGATATTTTTATAACGATAAATGCTATTTACGAAAGTCAGTTTAAAAATCTACCATCAGCAAATAAAACGTTAGTAGGAAAGATACAAAACGAACACTCTATATACTACAATGGAGCAGATGAAACAAAAGTAAAAAGACACAACTTTTTACCTTACAATATAGTAAAATGGTTTGAAGATATATATAAACACTATTTAAATTATAATAAAATTCGTAAATATAAAACACACTTAAATTCAATATGGATAAATGAAATGAAACAACACGAATACAATCCTACTCATATACATAGAGGAAGTATATATACAGGCCTTTCAAGCGTTATGATACTTAAATTACCAAATACTTATGGTGTAGAATATTCAGCATCCGAAACACCACAAAATGGTCGATTACAAATATTAGGTGCTGCCAATGGTCAATTTGCTAAAATAGATTATCAACCACCAATGGAAATAAGAGATTTTTATGTGTTTCCGTATGATATGCGACATTGTGTGTATCCGTTTAATGGAACAGACCAAACACGAAGAACACTAGCAGCAAACTGTGACGTAGATTTTAATCCTGTAGAAAATCGAGGAGTTTAATAATGAACGATAATAACCGATTTAGATATTACAAACAACCTACAATAATAACTGAACCTCGTTGGAAGTCTTATATTGTAGAAACCACAAAACCTATTTTTACACCTGAACAATGCCAAGACATTATGAATATGGGTCGTTCAATGCCACCTCAAATAGCACAAGTTGGTGATGAAAAGGGTGGGGGTGGTGAAGTCAATACAAAAACAAGAACAAGTCATATTTCTTGGATACCTTTTGGTAAATTAGAACCAATGTATCGTAAATTAGAACAAGTAATGCACCAAACAAATCGAAATCATTTTGGATTTGAAGGAATGCAACTAACGGAACAAGCACAATATACAGAATATCCTGAAGGTGGTTACTATCAATGGCACCAAGACAATGATGTCAATTGTCAACACGAACCACCAGTAAGAAAAATATCAATGACTTTATTGTTATCACACGAAAGTGAATTTGATGGTGGTGAATTAGAGTTGTTAGCACCAGGTAAAAAGGCACCACTAAAACAAGGTCATGCTGTTTTCTTTGCGTCTTTTATAAGTCATAGAGTAGCGCCTGTAACAAGAGGATTAAGAAAATCTTTAGTGGTATGGTTTGGAGGGACACCGTTTAAGTAATATGAGTCAATTATTAAAAGAACATTTTTTTCCTACAATTATTTATGGTAAAGATTTACAGTTGGATAATGAAACTTTAGCAAGACACGTTATAGAATGGTCAAAATCTGATGAAGGTGTTACAAGAACCAATATGAATGGTTGGCATTCAACAACCGATATGCAAACAAAACCTGAATATAAACCTTTAGTAGATGAATTATATAAAATGCAATATGAAATCTATAATGAAGAATGGTTAGATAGTGAGCCATTTTTAGGAAATATGTGGGCAAATATAAATTACTCTGGTGGATACAATAGACCTCACGTTCACCCTAATTGTTTATTTTCTGGTGTGTACTATATTAAAACACAACCAAATTGTGGAGAGTTAGTTGTTAACGATCCAAGACCTGGAATACAAACAATGATGCCAAATCGAAAAAACGGTAGAGATAAAATGTTTGAAATGCCTAAAGAATTATGGAGAGAAGCACATTTACAACCAATACAAGGAAGATTAATAATGTTTCCATCTTGGTTATGGCATTGTGTTGAACCAAATCGAACTAACGATATAAGAATATCTGTAAGTTTTAATTTTGTACAAAAAGGATTTAATATATGAACGAAGAATTTAAACAAAAAAAGTATCAGGTAATTAAAAATGCAATTTCATATGAATTAGCAAACTTTATTTTTAATTATCAGTTGTTAAGACGAGATGCTGTTGAGTTTATGTATAAACATAATTTTACAGCCGACAATGGACATTATGGAACTTGGACGGACCAACAGGTACCAAATGTATATTCAGAATATGGTAATGATGTAATGGAAACTTTAATGATGAAAGTTTTACCTGTTATGAAACAACAAACAGGATTAGATTTAGTACCTACTTATGCTTATACAAGAGTTTACGAAAAAGGTGCGATACTTAAAAGACATAAAGATAGGCCAAGTTGTGAAATATCAACAACACTTAATTTAGGTGGTGATTTATGGCCTATCTATATTGATCCAACAGGTTCAAACAATGTAATAGATGAATTAAAAAATATACACAAACCAAACGCACCTGCTGGAAATAGAGTTGATTTAGAACCTGGCGATATGTTAGTTTATAGTGGTTGTGAATTAGAACACTGGAGAGAACCGTTTGAGGGTAATCTATGTGGACAAGTTTTTTTACATTATAATCACGTAAACGGACCATACGCACAAAGTAATCTATTTGACGGTAGGCCTATGTTAGGATTACCCGCATTTACAAAAAAAAACGTAAAAATAACTTATAAATAGTAATATGGCAGCAGTAGCAAATTTAACGATAGATCAAGGTGCTTCTTTTAGTTCATCTGTAACAGTAAAAGACGCAAATGGTGATCCATTTGATTTAACTGGTTTTACAGCAGAAGCTAAAATGGCGTTGGGTTATACTTCGACAAGAACAAGAACCACGATAACAACAACATTTGATGCTGATAGAACAACAGGCATTATTAATCTATCTTTAACTGCAGCTCAAACTGCGGCTTTAGATGCTCCTGCTCGATATGTTTATGATGTAGAAATAACATTGACAGCAGATAGCTCGGTAACAAGAGTCATAGAGGGAATTATAACCGTACGACCTAACGTGACTATATAAACAAATGAAACAACATATATGTTAAGGAATAAATAAATGAGTAGTGAAAATATTACAAAACAAGCAGATACTACAGAAAACGAACCTACTATTACAATTAATGGTAAAGAGTTTAAACAAAGTGAATTATCTCAAGCATGCTTAAATGCAATAGCGATAAGACAAGATTTACAGGCAAATAGAGTTAGATACGTTTTAGAAGTAGAAAAAATAGACGTTTTAACAAAATATTATAATGAAAAGATTGAAAAAGAGATAGCACCTAAAGATGACAAGTCAAGTACAAACGGTACAACTCAAGTGTCTGATGTAGCAACTGCATCAAATCCAGCATAATATTAAATAAATTACAACATATATCCTCTTAATTTTATAAATATATAAATATAAGTATCTTGTATAAAAAGAGGGTATATGGCAAATATAACTGCAAAATTAAATGCAACTACAGCTTCAGGACCTAAACAGGTTTCTGTAACTGTTCCTGCAACTACAACAAAATTAAACAGATTACAAGATGTAAATGTAACATCATTGTCTGATGGTGCATTATTACAATATGATGATACAACTAAAAAATGGACAAGTAGAAACGATATAATAACCGATACTGGTGGTGATTTGATATTAAACGGTGGCACATTTTAACAGGAGAGAGAATAAATGGCAACAATAATCAAAATAAAACGAACTACAGGCGCAACAGCACCTAGTGGTTTAAATCAAGGAGAGTTGGCCTATGTTTATGACACATCCCAAACCAATAATGGTGTAGGTGGTAATGGTTATAGACTTTTTATAGGTGATCCAACTTCAACATCAAATTCAGCAATTGAAATTGGTGGTGAATATTTTACAAATCTTTTAGACCACGCACACGGAATAGTAACAGCTAATTCAGGTGTTATTGTAGACTCTAGTAAAAAAGTTGATGAGTGGAATGTAGATAATTTAACACTAAACGGAAACATTATTGGTTCTACAACAGGTGATATAGTTTTAAGTTCATTTGGAGACATTGACGCAAATTCAAACACAATTAAAAATGTTGTTGATCCTGTAAATGCTCAAGATGCTGCTACAAAGGCATATGTTGATACACAACTAACGGGTTCATCATTAGAATTTGTTGGTGATACTGGTGGTACACTTTCTATAGATTTAGATAGTGAAACATTATCTATACTTGGTGGAACTGGTATTGAAACTTCTGGTGCTACAAATGATTTAACAGTAACTCTTTCCGATACAGCTGTAACTCCAGGTTCTTATGGTTCAACCACAGCAATTCCAACATTCACAGTTGATCAACAAGGTCGATTAACAGCCGCAAGCACAGTAAACGTTGCCACAACTCTCTCTACTGCTGCTGAAACTGGTACTGGATCAGTTGATCTTCTTTCAGACACTCTTTCAATTTTAGCAGGAGAAGGTATCAACACAGTTGCTAGTGGAACAAATATTACTATCTCTGGAGAGGATGCTTCTGATACTAACAAAGGTATTGCTTCTTTTTCAGCTGCTGACTTTGATGTTACATCAGGCGATGTTTCATTAGAAGATACAGTTGTTAAAACTGTTACAACAGATAGTGGTGCAATGACACCAGCTTCACACTCGTTCTCAGTATTGGGTGGAGAAGGAATGGATGTCACTCATACAGGATCAACAATTACTATTACAGGAGAAGATGCTACTTCATCTAACAAAGGTGTTGCATCTTTTGACTCTACTGACTTTACTGTTACATCAGGTGCTGTTGCTGTAAATGCAATTACACTTGGTTCTTCATCTTTAAATCCAGGTGCAACAACAACTGATATTGCAGGATTAACATCTTTAGTTGTTGACAACGTTAATGTAGATGGTTCAACCATTACATCAACATCTGGTGATTTAACTTTAACTGCTACAAGTGGCGATATTGATGTTAACTCAAATAAAATTGTAAATGTTGCAACACCTGTAAATGATACAGATGCTGCTAACAAAGCATACGTTGATGCTGCTAGAACAGGATTAGATGTAAAAGGATCTGTTAAAGTTGCTACAACAGCAAACATTACACTTTCAGGAACACAAACAATTGATGGAGTTGCCCTATCAGTTGGTGATAGAGTTCTTGTTAAGAATCAAACAACTGCAAGTGAAAATGGAATCTATGTTGTTGCTTCAGGTGGATGGTCAAGAGCTACTGATGCTGATGAAAATGCTGAAGTTACTTCAGGAATGTTTACATTTGTTGAACAAGGTTCAGTTAACTCTGATACAGGTTTTGTACT